GACTTGGAACGCAGAGAGAAGGAGAACGAGGTAAAGGCCAAGGTTCTGAATCTTAAAGCCTCGCTCCAAGAACACAACCTTGACGGGGATATTGCGGACTACCTCAAGATCGATGTGGACGCTGACGCATTCAGCGCCGCTATCGAAAAGGTTGTTGCCGCACGACTGGCCACTGGCGGGTATAAGCCCACTGGACATCGGGCCAATCAGCCTCTCACCAAAGCCGAGTATGACAAGATGAGCTACGATGAGAAGGTCGCACTTTACAACCGCGACCCGAAAGCACGGGAGCGGTTCAAACGCTAATTGAAAGGACTGTGAAATAATATGGCTATTTTGATTATTCCCGAGGTGTTTGCGGATGCCGTGAATGCCAAGCTCGATTCTACTCTGCGCATTGGCCGTGTAGCCTTTGACGCCACTCCCCTTGTGCCCGAGGCCATGCAGTATGGCGATACCATCCACTTCCCCAAGCTGAAGCGTGTTGCGACCGCTACCGAGGTTACTAAGGGCACTGCTCTGACGCCTGCCGAGATTGATATGGCCGACATGAGTGCCCCTGTAAAGCAGGTCGCCGCTCCTGTTCGTGTCTATGATGTGGAGGCCGCGCAGGTCAAGGGGCGTGTCATGGACAACATGGTGCGCCAGGTTGCCGAGGCTATGGCTGCCAAGATCGACTCTGACCTCGTGGCCGCTATGGACGCCGATATTGTCTACAAGCAGGCCGCTGCCGCCGCTGCCGCTGTTACCAGCGACGAGGTGATGTCTGCTCTGGGCTGCTTCGGTGATGATGTCGATACCGCCAGTTTCGCGGGTATCGTTATCAATAGCCGCCTCCTGCCTTCCTTTCTAAAGATGGATGCCTTTACCAGCGTGGAGAAGACCTTCAATAAGGCTGAACAGGCCAATGGCCTTATTGTGGACGGCGTTGTCGGCTACTTCATCGGTATTCCTGTCATCGTATGCAACAATGGCACTTATGACACAACCGCCAAGGAGTGCAAGACCTATATCGTCAAGCGTGATGCTCTGGGTTATGTCTTCCAGCGGGACATCAACATTGAGGAAGAGCGTGAGTCTAAACTGCTTGCTACCGACATCATTGCCTCCAGCCTCTATGCCGTCAAACTGCTTGACACGGCTGGCGCTGTCGTGCTCCGCAAGACGGTTGCCTGATTTAGTTTTTCTCCGGCACAGGGAGTGCCTTTTCCTTGCTACACCTTGTGCCTAATCCTTCCAACGGGCGGGGCGTCCAATCCCCGCCCGCACATTTTTGCTTAATTTTTTTATACGGGGTGATTTGATGCTTAGTCGAAATGAACTGAGAGAATATGCGTCTCTGCGTGGCCTGTCCCTTAGAGATATTGAAGCGTATTGTGACCTGAACGCCGGACACATTGCCTTTATATTTAACGGAGAACGTCCGTTGAATGAGGAAAACCACAAGCGTATTGTCAATGCTATTAACTCCGCCTATGCCGCTAAACTGAACGGTACGTTCAAGCGTGATCCGCTGGACAAAAACAAGAACGCGATAAAAGAACCTGTGAAGGGCGAGGCAGTGGGTGGTATCCAGAAACCTGCATCCAAAGCTAAGCGCGGCTCAACAATAAGGTAAAAATTTGTTTGAGAAAGGAGTGACTGTATGAGGTGTTCAGCCGAATTGCAAGCGGGTGAGGCGGGAAATATGTCATAAATATGAAACGCTGAAGCAAAACCGATGAATAAAGATGTGAGAATGATTGGAGGGCCGTATGGCAAACAAACAAGCGACAGGGAAGAAATGCCAGAAGGAGCAGTCTTTGCTTTCCAAGTTGGAGGAAATTGTTCCCACTAAGGTGAAGGTGTACTACATCATTTGGAAGTACGCGAAGCATTTGCTCCCGGAGAAAATTGACACCTTTGAAGACCTGACCGCAAAGTATCAGGGCTTTACTCCAGGCATGGATGAAGCACACTGTGATCGGTGGCTTTCAGAGGAAGCAGTACAGAAAGCAGTAAAGTACCTATTGAAGCGACTGCATGGACAAAGAATGATTGAACTTTATGAAAATTACTATGAAAAAGCTAAAGATGACGTACAGGCATTTCAGGCGTTTCTGAAGTTCAGTGAAAAGTTCTTTGAAGATTCCGAGGAAGATGAACTTCACTCTATCCTCAACGGTATTAAACTCAACGATGAATAAGGGAGGAATGAATATGGATAACCATCGTAAAAACGAGCGCCGGGAATATCCCAACTACCTTGTGACCGACGAGGTACTGCTTTATAAATTGGCAGATGCCGGGATGCTCGACAAACTCTGCCGTGTTGCGCCGAGCAGAAAGGTTAAAGGTACGCGGGTGTGGTTCTTCGATAAAGATCCCGATGTTCTGGATGTGATTAAGAAATATAGGGCCACCGGAAGTGATATTACATGACCAATAAGGAAAAGCTACAGCGGGTTCTTGACGACCCGCTTCTTTTCATCAAAAACTTCATAAAAATCGTCGATAAGCGCGGCAAAGCGGTCAAGTTTGTCCCGAATCCGCAACAGCTTCAACTGCTCACCGAGATGGACAAGTTCAATGTTGTGTTGAAATCCAGGCAGTTGGGCATCAGTGTACTGAGCTGTGCCTACTCTATCTGGCTGGCGATTCGATACCCGAACACGTCCTGCCTTTTGATGGCACACAGCCTGGATGGAGCCGATGGTATTTTTACAAAGCTCAAACAGCTCTACGGCAGTATTCCGACAGCTATACGCCCGAAGCTGATTAACAATAACAGGAAGGAACTGCACTTGGAGAATGACAGCCGAATCACTGTCATTTCGTGCGGTACGAAGGAATCCGTCCGTGGCAGCACCCTGAGATTCGTCCATGTTTCTGAGGCGGCATTCTGCAATGAGAATATCGACCGTCAGATTCTGGCGATTGAGCAGTGCCTGACCCCTAATGGGCAGATCATCGTGGAGAGTACAGCCAATGGTTTCAACTTTTTCTCAGATATGTACTCAAAAGCGGCGCAGGGAGAGAGCCTATACAAGCCATTCTTCTTCGGATGGGTAGATGACCACCTCATGTTTGAGGATGAATATAAGCAGTTTGCGGAACGCTATGTCAGCTTGAACGGGCGGCTGCCTGCTATTGAGGAGCTGGACGGCGCGGAACGCTCCCTGTACCATCGCGGAGCTACTATGGAGCAGATTGTCTGGCGGCGTTTGAAAATATCCAACAGTTCAGAGGCGCAGTTTGCGCAGGAGTTCCCGTCAACTCCGTCCGAGGCGTTTATCAGCACTGGTGATAATGTTTTCGATAATCAGAAAGTGCATGAACACTTAGATAATCTCACCCGCAAGATCATACCGATGCCAAGTACATTACCCGATGTTCTAAAGCCCTGGTACAACCGGGGCTTTTCTCTTTGGGAACTGCCGGAGGAGGGCGTCCGCTATTTCATTGGTGTTGACAGCGCCGAAGGGTTAGGAGGCAGTTCTGACTACTCCGTGGTCGAGGTTATTGACCGCGATGGTTTCCAGATGGCGGAATTTCGGAGCAACAAAATCAAGCCGTTTGAGTTCGTCGAGGTTGTGGAGAAGCTCGGTTTTTGGTTCAACACTGCGTATTTGGTTGTGGAGAAAGCCTCGGCGGGACAGACGGTATGTGACCGCCTTTACAACGATATTTCCTATCCGCTGATGTATAAGTACAAGAGCTGGGATGCGAGGGGAAGCTGCAAACGCAAACCGGGGTTTGAAACTACGAAACAAAGCAAACAGCGAATTATCGACGACTTCGTTGAACTGCAATCCAAAGATAAACTCTGCATCAATTCTGAAACGCTACTACAGGAGATGAAGATGTTTGTCTATAAGGATGGCTCAGCCAAAGCAAGCGTTGGCTATCACGATGATACCGTAATGGCTTTCGCTATGGCGCTCTTCGGTGCAAAGGAGTGCCCAAATTATGTAGATTACAGGTGATGAAGATGAGCAATAAAGAATACAGCGTGGATTTTGAAGTCCTTGAAAGAAAAGCCCTGAAGCTTTTGGATATATTGGAAGAACGCCGGAAGGACGCTTGTAAGCGTGACAAAAACGGGCACGAAAAGCATAAAGAACTTTCCATGTCCTGAAGGGAGTGTCATACATGAATCATTTCAAGCGAGATAGCGGCCTCTGGTTTATGGATGAAATCCGTAAGCCGGAGCATACCGCCAGAATTGGCGAAGTATTCAGGATTCGGGAGTATCTGCTCAGAAAGCACGATATTCTGCAGCGCCATGACATGGAGTTTAAGGATGGTCACTTTACTACATCGAAGATGGTATTCAATACCATCAAATCTATTGTAGAAGCGCACACATCCTATGTTATTGGCCGTCAGGTTTCCATCTCTGGCGACCCGCAAATTGCGGCAGATTTCAATCATCTTTACAAGAAGGGCCGTTACCCGAAAATTGACTATGAGCTGACCTCTGACCTATACAAGTTCGGCAACGCTTTTGAATATGTATTTCTCGATGGTGACACCATTCGTTCCAAGGTCATTGCCAATGAGGACGCATTCCCCGTTTATGATGACAACTACAACTATACGCATTTCATTGAGCATTGGAAAGACAGGGACGCTGGCGGCGACCAGCACTACATTGTCTACTACCCCGAAAAGGTAGAGACATACCTCAATCACAGACTGATTGATACCAAGCCTAATTTGACAGGGCTTCCTATCCACTACGCCAGCTTGGACAAGACAGACGTTTTCGGAGACGGGCTGGTTGCCGACCTTATCCCAATTATGGACGCGATTGAGTATCTTATGTCCATGTTGGATGATGCCGCAATCTGCCTCTCCCTGAATCCTATCGGCGTAGTGCAGGGCAAGCGAATTGACTCCAAGATTCCAAAGGACGTAGTCGGCCCCGTTCTCAATCTTGAAGACAAGAGCGAGAGTGATTTCAAGTGGGCGGCAAGTACACTGGATAGTGACAGTGTACAGCTCCTTTTAGAGCACTTGATTCAACAGTTCTACGCTGTGGCCTGTATTCCGGCATCCATGTATGGGCAATCTAACATCAGTAATGTCTCTGAGGTGTCGCTGAAGTATCTGTTCAGCCAGACTGACAACAAAGCACAGAAGACCATTCAATCCCTGACTGATGGGATGTTCCAGCGGTTTGAATATTTCAGAAAGCTCCAGGAGCTTCGGAGTGTACATAAGAAATATACCGATGAAGAGTTTGACAGCCTCAACGTCAGCTTCAACGTGAGCCGTCCTGTGGATACCAACAGTCTCATGACGGACTTGAAGCTGCAACAGGAAATGGGGGCCATCTCCAAACGGACAATCATGGAGAAGTCTCCTTACACCACCGATGTATCTCTGGAGCTTCAACGTATAGAGGGCGAAGGGAATGTAACGGAGGAAGAGCAGAATGCGGCAGACCAGTAAGATAAGCGTCTCCAAACTGGAGGAGCTTTATGAGAAGTACACCGACAAGGCAACTATCTCCCTGTCGGTTGGCAGCGGCGAGGACAAGCTGGGGGTAGTAGTCAAGCACCGCCTCAGCGCAGACGAGGCTGAGAACATCGTGACCACAGTCTGCGAAGGTGTTGTAGACCGTGAAACTGGCGATTACCACCCGGAATGGAAGGATTATTGCCTGCGGGTTGCCGTGCTGGAGAACTACTCCAACATCACCCTCCCACGAGGGGATGAGCGTTGGGATATGGTGTACGGCACGCCTGTTTTCGCCATGATTACAGGGCATGAAAGACGGCCTGTGTTCTTCGATGGGTTTGAGTATGATGACAATCTGGTGATTGATGTGGAGCAGTACGAACAAATCCTGGCCGCTATCGACCAGAAGATTGAGTATATTCTGCGGCAGCATGACTTGAACCAAGTTCTTCAGACTGTTCTTTATGACAGAAAGCCGCAAGCAGATGCAAAAATCTGTTATTCATAGAGCACACCAATAACGCACCACAGATAATGACAGGAGCAAGGGGCACGTCAAAACCTCTTGCTCCTGCATCATACCATGGAAATCAAGGCACAGCGACCGACAAGAAATGGAGGGTGATGAAAATAGAAGCAATACCCTATCTGCGAGATACCATAAAATCCATGTTCGGCGGCAGGGAAATCAACTACATAAGCTCGACCCCGCAGTATGATGACCAGAAAAGGGAGAAAGTCCACGCCGAGATTGAGCACGGTCTGTACGCCGTGTTTGCAAAGTATGTTCTATCAGCTTGATTTTCCAGGGTCGCTGCGGTATAATAGAGCCGTTAGTGGCCCTTTTCTGCATGAAAGGGGTATATACGAGAATGGTTGACGCCATTTACACCCGGCAATCGGTAGACAGGGCGGACAGTATCTCTATCGAGAGCCAGCTTGAATTTTGCAAGTACGAAACCAAGGGGGGCGAGTTCGACTGCTACAGCGACCGAGGCTTCTCCGGCAAAAATACGGACAGACCGGATTTTCAGCGGATGATGAGTGACATCAAGGCAGGGAAAATCAAGCGGGTCATTGTTTACAAGCTGGACAGAATCAGCCGCTCCATTCTGGACTTCACATCCATGATGGAAGAGTTCCATAAGCATGGTGTAGAGTTTGTGTCATGCACCGAGAAATTTGACACATCCAGTCCAATGGGCAGAGCCATGCTTACAATCTGCGTCACGTTCGCTCAACTTGAACGCGAAACGATTCAGATGCGTGTGACAGATGCCTATGCTTCAAGGTCTAAGCACGGGTTCTATATGGGCGGAAGGGTTCCGTTCGGGTATCAGCTTGTCCCATACACAATCGACGGGAAGAAAACATCGTGCTACTCCGTCATACCGGAAGAAGCTGAAATCATCAAATTCATTTTTGAGCAATACTCTCAGCCAATGGTTTCTCTCAACGACATCGCTCTGAAACTCAACCAGAACAGCTTGACGACGAAGCGCGGCAATCCTTGGGACGGGTCTATGGTGGCGGCTGTTATCAAGAATCCTGTCTATGTCCGGGCAGACCTTGATTTGTACGAGTTTTTCAAGAATCAAGGGTCAAATATTGCCAACGACCCGAACGACTTCATTGGCACGAATGGCTGCTACCTGTATAGCACTGGCAGTACAAAATCCAAGAGACTTTCTTTGGATGGGCAGACACTGGTGATTGCTCCGCATGAGGGGATTATTCCATCTGATGTATGGATGAGAGCGCGACAAAAGTGTTTGAACAACAAGTCCATTGCCAGAGCAACCAAGGCCAAAAATTCATGGCTTATCGGCAAGGTTAAGTGCGGCAAGTGCGGGCATTCGCTGGTTGTCAGAATAAACAACCACGGTGTGAACAAGTATATGTTGTGTTCCTATCATATCAGAACTCACGCCTGCGAGGGAATTGGGTGCATTGACGGCGCAGCTCTTGAGGATTTTGTGTTGGGCGCTATGAAGGAACGGCTTGCCGATTTTGACACGTTGTCGAAGGCAAACGAGGAGCGGGTCAATCCTCAACTCACTGAACTGAGAATAAAAGAGGAACATCTCCAAAAAGAAATTGATGCGGTAATGGGCAAGGTTGCGGACGCAAACAGTGTCCTCATGGACTACATCAACAAGAGGATAACCGAACTTGATTCGGAACTGACTGCGGTCCGTTCCAAGATTAGAGAAATCAGCGTTGTCCCTGCGGCTTACAATA